GTGCAGATAGTAGATTTTCGTTGTTGTTGTTTTATTGTTAATAACTAGTAGAAGATAGATGTCAGTCCAATTCCTTAAATAAGTCAATTTTTCGGCGGTATAGGGGAGCTTCAGTAAAGGCAAATTATCCTTTTAATCCACATCCTAGGCCTAGAATCGACGACTACATAGATAGTGAGAGGGTAAATGTTTCGGGGTTTCCATTCCATAATCCTATATTCGATGAGTCCAGTCGTGGTCTATTTGTTTCCAGTTAACGCAAGGCGCATGACGGTTTTAAGCGTCAGACCCCTCACTTGCCTCATCTCTAAGAACTATTTTGTCAAATTGTTCTAGAAATTCGGCCCGATGGTCGGTGTAGCGCATTGTAAGTAAGGGCGCATAATCCTCCCGCAAAACTTTATTGACTTTGTTGCGATAGTCGTTGTAGAATTCCTTTCCATGATGGAAGGAAAATCTGAGTGCGTCATCCATATTTGAGTAAAACAATTCGTGGGCATCGCCATGAATTGTTACCCAATTAGTCAGCTCTCGGATTACCTTCGGTGCCATTTTCATGTGCCAAATCATCCGGTATTCTGGGTCCTGTTCAAAGTGACATTTCAGGAATTGGAAATCCTTAATATCAACCCAGGGTAGGTGTTGTTCGGTTCCGTCTTTAGTTGGTGGAGTGCATTGATAACCATAATGTTTGAATATTGTAGTACGGTTAATCATGTTGTAAACAGCACAACACTCGTCAGAAACGGTTCCTCCTCCGTCGTCGCCAACTGCCACTTCATGGCTTTCTTCATCTTTGACTTCACAGGTTGCTTTTTCCGGCTCGCCAGCCGCAAGATGTAGTTCAATCCAATTCGCGTCGTTGAGTAAGTCGTGTACACCGGTATTTACATCAGAGGTACCTCCGTCTCCAGAGGGCACTCCCTGTATTGCCCGGTAGACACAATTATCAACAATTTGAATTCTGTCCAAAAAAGCGTCTACTCTTGTTCTTCGTCGTTGTTCATTGACTTTGTCTTCTTCGTGAAGTTTCAAAAATTCAATTTCTATTTCGAAGTGATCTCCGATGTCATTGGAGTCTACGTTTCCGTCCCATTCTGCAAAATCCTCTGGCAACCACTTTCTTCCTGTGGCTCCCAAAAAATGAATTAGTCGGGACGCATCTGGTCCATGCATGTCAAGTCCAAGAGCGGAACCAACTTTATAGCCTATTTCTAGTCTAAAAGCTTGAACTGCTCCAAACAAACGTCGGTGAATAATTTGCCACGCCACGTTGTGCACATTAAAGAAACGAGTTTTGTACAATCTTGCGATTGAACGTTTCTCATCCTTAAGTGTGTCAACATAGAAGTTGTGACGAACTACTCCTTGTGCTAAGCCATCCCAAATCTCATCGAGATAGCGTTGCAATAGCGGTCCTGGTTGGTACTTGATTCCGCCATCTTTCCTCATTCCAATCTCTTCAAATAGAAAATTTCTTCCTGTCTGTCCTGACGGTCTTAGTTTAACAAACGGGAAACCTGGTGAAGTATCCATTCGTAGGGGTGCGATGTATTTTTGTCCGACGATTCCGTTGACTGCCTCGTCCTGTGTCAGTGTTCGAAGTGGTCCGTTAAAGTCTTTACTCGCTTTTTCGAGTTTTTTGATCTTGTGACGAACTACCTGGTTCATAATAGTGCGTGGTCTCTTGTTGAAGTGTACCTTTCCGAATTTGTCCACTCCTCTTTGCACAATATCGCCTGGTGATCTCGGGTCCTTGTCGTTCAAAATTGCTGGTTCTGTAGTGTGCTCAAATATCTGATCGAAATACGGAGAAGGAACGATATCCGTTTTGCGGGGCATCGCTACTACCCATTTCTCTTCCAGCTGTCCAATGATTTCAATACGACCAGTAGGAACTACTCGCAAAGTATGGTCAACGGGGAGATCCTCACTGAATACTTCATACTTGCGGGCACAAAAACGTGAGATGTCGTCAATGCTTTTGCTCTGTCCAATCACAATGTCCTCTGTGATTACTCGATCAATCAGTTCTCGAAATAGGGCAAATGAAAAACCCAATGAACGCACTCCTCCGAAGTGAAATCCAACAAGCTTTTTAGTCAAATTTTTATTTTTGCAGATCAATGGTGATCCGCACGCTCCGGGGGCAACATCCACATGATATTCCCATCCTGCAGCAACTGCTGTTTTTGCTGTGATCCCTTCCTTTTGCATTCTCGTTTCCACTCTTCGGTCAATCATTGTGTGTATCTTGGGTACGGGGTGTGGTACGAAGTCTCCACTGTCATGCATCTTCTCCAACAGTATTCCAGCACTTCCACAAATCAAGTCAAAATCGTCATAGTTCGCAACGTGTGGTCTAATGTCACGAAAGTTTGGTAGGGCTCGGTTCTCTTGAAAATTAACAAAAACTA